TTTCATCTCGTCAATGTTTTTGGCGTTGGACATAATCGTAGAACGCACCAACTCATCTTTGAGGTCAAACTCGGTTCGGGATACTGCGGGTTCGGGCAACTGCTTTGCAATTTGAATGTCTGCTTGTAGGTCGTAATACATACCTACGGCAACGGATAAGCCAATAGCCAAAGCAATCAATGTTTTGATGCTTACGCCAAGAACTGTGTCCTCACCCACTTCGGTGAACTTACCATCGCCCTCGTACTTTTTCATTTTCTTTCTGCAAACTTTTCAAGCCCAGCAATCCCGAAAGAGCCAAGCGTAACAAACAAAAAACTATTGTAGACAAACTCATTCACAACAAGGTCTTTTCCCATCCATCCCGTAACGATGTCAGCCAACATCACGAGAACCATAATAGCAAAAGAACAAGCCCCTAAAATGGTTTTCTCATTGTAGGAGTTATCGGTCTTGAATATCTCTACCCAACTCATAATTCAGAAGGAGGGGTGGGTGGTTGACAATACGCTGCATCGGGTTTAGCCACGCAGAACGCTTTGGCGTACTCTTGGTCAAGGGTATAACCCATTGATGACACACCAACGGGGTTAGGCCATACCAAATAAGAGGCAAACGAGGTAGTCATCGGTTCAATGTTCCAAACAATGTCAACGCTCACCTTGTCGTTCTGCTTAACGCATACGGGCATACCCTCCTCGTCGGTTCCCCACTCGGTGCAAAGTTTACCCAACTCAACCACAACGGCCACCTTCTCGGTGTCCCAAGTTGTAACGCTCTCGCCTTCGGGGTTTGTCGTTTCCTTTTGGATTTTCTTTTGAGCCGTTGCCCACGCACTCGGGGTGAACTCATACTTGCGAAATGATTGTGCCATTTTAGATTTGGGTCAAAGTTGCTAAATCGCTGTTGGATAGGCGGGTCGGGAACAAAAGCAGTTGCTTGGTTAAGCCAGTAGATGGGCCAAGAGCTCCGTTACCTAACTGAATTCTATTCATCGCGGGAACGCTGCAAGATGTGTCGGTAGTGCCTACTTGTAATCCGTTTACAAAAAATGCGCTATTATTATTTGCATAACCCAAAGCGCATTTGTAAACTCCAGCGGTTATCCCCGTTTTTGTAAAAGATGCTTGCCCAACTGAACTTTCATACATTTCAGCAGTTAAATTACCATTAGAAGCCTTAAAAAAATAAATAGTATTCCCAAAAGCCCCAGCATCAATGTTTAAAATGTCTTCGTGGCCCGTAGCCGAAGGCGTATCCACTTGCATTTCCCAATAGATAGTTCCTTCGGTTTGGCCTATGATAGCCGAAGCCGAAGTGCGGTACGCAGAGTCCGCCCCCCGTGTCACCGAAGCCGAAAGGGTGGGGATGTACGAGGTGGCGTAGGCTCCTTCTTCGTATTGTGCGCCCCAAACATAAATGCCGCTACCAGCTACCCCTAAATAGCTTACTTCATTGTCTTGCTTGGCGATTGCAATTCGGTAACGTCCAAAATTGTTCGAAGTTTCAGTATAGGTAAGATAGCAGCGGTACCACCCATCAGAACCTATTGCCTCAATTTTTGCTGCTGCGGTTGGGCCACTAACTGTACCCAAAACGCCCGTATTCAAATTAAAATAAGCACTATTTGCATAAGAATCTTCATATAAGCGCACAAAATCCCTTTCTCCTTTTTTAGCGAATACGCTCATCGTATAGGTGCTTCCACTTGTTACCGAGCGGCTTGATTCAAGTTGATGTATATTGTTTACTGCCGTTTCGTTTAATTTGTCGGCATTTAGATATCCATCGGGTGATGCGAGTTGATTTACTACAATTGCAGAATTTGTTTTACTCCAGTTGGCTTGTGAAAAATCCTCGCTGTTTAGCTGGATGTTCGTGCGCTGCGGTTCAAGTTTCAAGGACGGGCAAGTAGCCCCACCCGAATAATCCAAACGGGGAAGGTTCGCAACGGGGCCGACTGATACCGCCGCGCTTGTGGTGGCGATGTAGTCGGTTGCAATGTCGCCCGTTTCCGCTTGGGCAAATGCAAAGGACATATTATCTCCAACGGACATACCACCTCCCGAAACATCGGCAAGCAGTATAATCATTTCAGTTGAACTACTTACATAAACCGAACAACGGAACCAACCTCCGCCAACATCTTGAATTTTAGCAAGTGAACCAGCGCCAGCGTTTGTAACTGTTTGAGTGCTTAAATTAAAGCCAGCACCTTGATTATATAATCCATTGATTATAGCAAAATTTGATTTTGTTCCCGCCTTTGCGTAAATGCTAAAACATTTTGCCCCAGTTGTAGGCTGGTAAAAGTATGCGCTTTCCGCCGTTGTGGTTTGAACTAAAAAAGCACTTGTTCCTCCATTCGGGTCGGTTTGTCCACTCGTTGCACTTACATTACTTTTAAGCCAAGCCGCATTGCTAAAGTCTTGCGAGTAAGTCAAAACATTCGTCCGCACCTTCTCTATAAGCCCCGAACTATTCACCCGCGTTGCGGTATCGTTTGAGCGTGAGAAGGTTAAATCTCCCGTGCCGTCAATCGGCTTTACTGAATAGACCTTTTGGTCTTTATATCCGCTTGGAATCATTACAAGCGAGGCATCATCAAAGAAACTCATCAGTTCAAATTAAATAGTTGTTCAATTAAACAAGCCTCGCCTTCAAGCGTTGCTCCATCTTCCGTCATTCTCAAAATGTAGGTGTCCCACAATTCATAATAGTTATCCTCTCCCAAGTCTTGCAAAGCAGCCACTAAACAATCGTAGCCCTCTAATACGCCTCCATCAGCCTCTACCCTCGCTTGGAAAGCAAGAGCAATGTCATTGGCTGGAGCAAAGCAAGGAGGTGCGCTTTCGTTTTGGATAGATAGCGTAGTTCTGTCGGTGTCTCCCCACCAACTGCTACAATACACATCTCCCCAACTTATTAGATTACTCATCTTTTGCTTCTTCCTTTAGAAATAACTTTAGTTTACGGATATTTTGCATCTTCGGTTTGTAAGTCCTCTTAAAGCACCCATCCGCTTCTTTGGACGTCCTTATCGGGGTAGATGTCTTCATTCGTGTTTGAGTTGTATTCGGGGAAATCGTTTTGATGGAAACTCATATAGTCCACAAAGCGTTGTACATAGTATTCCGCTATTTTGCGTTCCTTCTCAACAAGGTAATCTACTTCGCCTTTTTCTACACCCGTAGAGTTCTCGGAGTTGTGTTTGTAGACGCCTCCGTTACCGATTGTATAGGCAGCGAAAGGCAAGTACTCCATCATAGCGAAGTGAATCAACATTGGCTGAACATAGGTGTTGACCAACGTGAGGTAACTGCCCGTGAGGGTCCCTGCAATAATATCTGCACTAATCTTGTTGTACAAATCCGTACCAAGATAGTTTTGGACGTGTATCTCTTGGGCTACCTTAATCCATTGTATAAACTTGTCGGTGTCTACATTGCCCCCAAGAGCCGTAGACCGAACCAAGTCTTCGCGTTTAATAAATAGAGCCGTTGCCATCTCTTATCGTGGGTTTAAAAATCCTTCGTTGGGCATATCTACGGGGCGAGTGGCTACCTTCTTGTCGTTTACTTCAAGTTCAGCACCCGAGCGTTTTGCGCGATTTACTCCTACTTCCGCATTAGGGGATTCAGCATCTACGCTTTTCGCTCCCTCTTTAGCCATAAATACCTTACGCATCCAAAAATGATGACATCTTGCCCCTCCTTTGTAAAGCCAAATGTCGTAGGTATCTGCTCCTTTAGGGCCAAAACCTTTATTTACGGCTTTTTCTTTCATCATTAGGATGTCTTCCTTACGATATACTTTTCCTGCATCAATCATCTTCTTGCAGAAATCTCGTGAGTTGTCCCCGTAGGTATCGGGAGCATAAGCGTAACGAACTTTATAAGGTCGGCCACTTGATGTAACACCATCTTGAGTTGACTTGGCATTAGTACGAGCCGTACCCGTAGAAGCAAAGGCAAAGAATTTTTCCATCTGCGCTTCCGCTTCGTAATCAACGGGGGCTTCTTCTACTAATTCCCACTCATTCTCATCAATAGTTTCTCCGAAAGATTCTAATTCAGCAAACGCATCTTCAAAATACTCATCAGTAGGTTCTGCCGATAGTTTTACTCCAGTTTCCTCCTCTTGTGTTTCTTTGTCTACGACTACATTGTCTTGAAACTCTAAAGGCTGAAGCGTTTTAAAGTATAGGTTCAATGAGATGTCGTTGTAGGCAAGTACCTTATCAATAGCATCCAAAACTAATTCTTGGAATGGGCGAATGATAGTATTATCAAATAGGGTAGATGCGGTCTTTAGTTCGTCAGCGTTATTCCCTAATCCACTTTGGTCTTTAATACCCAAGAGCATCGGTGAAGTAACGCGGTGAGATACCATCAACTTACGCATTGACTCATCAGCCAAGAATTGGTATTGGTCAGATGCATCAGAGAGTTGTACGGGCGTAATATCCGCAGCCATCTCTTTATTATCGTTAAACGCAAGAATGAACTTACCTGCGTTGCTTGTTCCGCTAAATTTCTCACCGATACGGCTCTCAATCAAGTAACGCTCCTCCTCCGTTGGTACTCCGTTGTTGAAGTTAATCAACATAGAGGGGCTCATTCCGTTCTTGATGTTGTTGATGTGATAGTTTGCTACTTCTTCCTCCAACTCGGCATAAGGCAATCCTCCTTGATAGTCAACGGGTGAGTAGTAATAGAATCCTGCACGATAAGGGCGTACATAGAGAATCTCAATAGGGTCGTTGGAAAAGCCGAATGATGGAATCCGTTGAGGGGTTTCTTTTTTATTCGCTACGGCATCCCAATCCTTTGCGTAGTAATATGCCTCAATATCCCCTTCATCGTTGCACTTCTCTGCTCGTAATGACTCAACGGGCATATGATATACCTCCGTTACGCGAGTTCGGTCTTTAGAGTAAATGATTTGAAAAGCACATTGGCCCATCATCTTTAGGTCAGCCGTTACTTTACGCAAACAATCCTTACCGAACAAGGATTTCATTTGAGCGTATTCATCGGGCTTTCTTTGTGAATCAGTAGCATCCAATCCCTTACCATAGATAAGTTCGCTAATGCCGTTAATAATGGCGTTGTTCGTTGCGCTTCCATTGTATCGGTCAATGAGATATTGGAAGTAGTCATTGCTATCGCCATAGGCAACCCAATCCTTATCGCGATACTCCTTTACTTGGGGTGTCGTGTAAGATGATAGATTTACAAATCGGATGTTGCTCATATCACTATAAATTCGTTGTTGTAGGAAGTTTCTTCCGTATAGATGTTTTGGTTCGTAGTGAACTTATCGTATTCAGTTTGTGAAGTTACAAAAACTCTATCACGATAAATGAGATTAGAGCCCTTAAAAATCTTCATACCATAGAATACATTACTCGCAAGAGAAAACGCAGCAGAGAGGCTCATAAACCCATTAGATTCAGTAATCGTTGGATTGATGGTTGCCGTTGTGTTAGTGTTCTCGTTTGTAAGATATAAAGTAACGCCATCAAGGTCGTTTAATGCTTGGCGTACACAAGCCTCTGCTTCTAAAATCCCATTATCAAGCAATACACGCTCAAAGTACAAGTCCAAGTCCTCCGATGAAAATACATAATCTCTCGGAATGATTGTAATGGTTTGGGATGTCTCTACGGGTTGTAAAATGTGCATCGTATTTAAATAACTTCAAAACGAAAGTTTATTCCAAAAGAAAAGGGGGCTAATGCCCCCCTTCCCATTGTTCAACACACTTTATCAAGGATTGATTTGCGTAGCACTAACTACAACTCCCGCATCAGCCAAAGTGGCATCAAGGAAGTTAGCGGGAACTTGCTCTTGTGCAGTAAGGGTAAGAGTGTATCCACTCAAATCACCCATAGCAGCACCCGTAACAATAGTTCCACCAGTAACCTCTGCTCCGTGAAGCAATCCCATTACAAAGATATTACCATTGTAGTCCTCTACAAAAACGTGAGGGCGGCCATACGCCATCAATTTCAATTCTTTGTGCGTAGCCTTGTCTAACTTGGTGAAAGTCAAGTTCAAAGTTTGCTCAAAGAAAGTCGTTCCATTCTCACGAGAGGAGTTTACACTCTGCTCAAAAGATGAATTGCCCTTAACATCGTATTGGTAAGCATCGGGAGAGCCTCCAAAAGAGTCAATAGCATCGGTATTGGTAACATCATAGGTGATAGCACCTAAATCACCATAGTTAGAGAAGTAAACGGCTTTGATACCACCTACTACATCTTTACAAGGGACTGTCCGTCCAGTTGTTAAATCACAAGCCATAGTTATGTAAATAAAAAAAGGAGAGCGAGGGTGTTCCCCAAGCCCTCCTTTGGGTTAGTCAATTTCGGTTAATTAAGAGTAGAGAACGATATCAGAACCGATTCCGTACTGAACACCTGCGGTGTAGCGCATAATGACACGAACATTCTGACTTCCGTCCAAATCGCCCATATCCAACAACTTAACTTCGTTGTGGTCGCTCAACAAACCAGTACCGAAGTACAAGTTAGAAGATTGAGCAGCAACCATTGTGTCAGAAGCAAGACCGCTTACCATAGCAACGCGGATGCCATCAAAGAACAAAGGCTCACTGCCAAACCACATAGTGCCTTTATTGTCAACACCATTAGCACCTACTCCTGCAGCAGCGAAGCCACCCAAAGCGCGTACATAAGCACGAGCAACATTTTGAGGAACATAGATGGTCAAATCTTCCTTACCATACAATGCGTTAGGAATAGCATCAGCAACCTTGCCCAACTCGGTGATAACATTCGCAGCAGTTACTGAAGTACCAGTAACATCGTTGACATCGCCATCGGCAGTCATCAAAGTAACGAATCCGTCAAACTCACCTGCGGTAGCGTTAACACCACCCCAAATAGTCTGCTCGGTCTTTTGTGCAACTTTCGCAGCAATGTGTCCAATCAAGAAATCAGAGAAGTTAGCAGGAAGGTTGTCATAAACGGAGTAACCCATTTGGATTGCCTCCCAGTCAGAACGGAAGTCCTTTTTGCACAACTGCAAGTTTACTTGGAATTCTTCGGGTTGAAGAATACGCTCCGTCAAAGTCAAAGAAGAAGAAGCAGAAAAATCGCAAGATGCGTTGGCAACCAAGTCACCAGTAGAGATTTTCTTTACAACTTCTTTGTATTTAACATTAGGCTTGATTTCAACAAGACCTTTGTCAAGGGTATCGGCTGACAACAAAGCAGCAGCGATATACTTACCCGCGAATTCACCCGCGTAAGTAGTAGTGATAGATGTAGTAGTAGCCATCTTTTTATTTGGGGTTTATTATTTGTTCAATTTTGACATTACTCGGTCAAGAGAGGTCATTGGTTTGCGTGATGCAAATTTGACTTCTGCTTTAGGAGCAGTTTCGGGGTTGTGCTTGATAGGCTTGGCAGCAGATTGCGAGGACATCTCCGTTTTAAGAGATTCGTTTTCTGCCTCAACTGCGCTCATCTTCTCTTTGTAAGCACCCATTTCTTCACGAATAGCAGAAAGTTCAGCCTTGATTTCTTCAACGATAGGCATTACAATCTCCTTAATCTTGTCTTCCATTGGCATTTCTTCTGCAAGTTGTTCTTCAACAACATCTTCAGCAGCAGCCTCAACTTCCACCTCTACGGCTTCTTCTTCAGCTTCTGCTTCAGCAGATTTCATCTCACCAATGATTCCTTCTTCTGAAACATAAAGAATCATACCATCAGCCATAGCGTATTCACCTACGGGCAATGGGATGCGGTCTTCTTCGTTAACGATAAATACCTCGTTACCTGCTTCAAAAGCCTCTGCCTCAAGAACAGTTCCGTTCTCAAGTGCCATTTGCTCAAGTTTGACCTCAACTGCCTCCTCCTTAACGGAAGACAATTCAGTCATAATGCGCTTTAATACTTCAGTTGCTTTCATAACTATTT